CCTTTACCCCCAACAAATTCCCATGATGCTTGCGAGAATTGAAACAATCCCATGAACTTGCCTGTTGGTGAGATTGCTTTGGGGTTCAGTGATGATTCGCACATAGCAATTGCTTTCCAATCGCTTGGCAAATCTTTTGGTGTGGTTAGTAGTGTCATATACATCAAAATCCCGGAGATGTCCATGGATCATCCTCTGCGCCACCTGCAGCTATAAGTTCAGCTGTTTCATGGCTCTTTGGTATTCCCTGTTTCCATGCTGTAATGTTATCAACAAGATGGCCTGATTGTATGTCATCCAAAAGGGGCTTTACTTCTTCAAATGTCAAATTTGATTCCGGAACAATCTGAGCATCTTTGCGCCTTGATGCGAATTGAACAAAAGCATTTTGTTGACTGGTATCTTTTAGATGCTTTGCGAGTTCGCGTTGTAACCAACCAGACATCTTCGGAGTCGCAATCCTGCGAGGCTTCAGATAAGTAACTGGTTTTTCAACATAAGGCACTTCAGTTGCACCCAATGATTGTTCAACATTTGCTTTAACCATTTCTTCTCGACTTGGTCTTTTGCCCTTAGGTGCAAAATTGAAGTTTGCTAATGCTCTACCAATTGCAGATGTTTCAGCATTCTCCAAAGCATTGCGAGCATTTACGCCTTTTTGTTCTGTGTGTTCATCAGCTAAGCCAGTAGCAACTTGACGATCACCAACAAACACAATTGCTTTGACAATGTAATGTCCTGCATTGTGTGACACCAGTTCAGTTTCAATTCTTCCATCTTCTTTGTGTAATTCCCAGAATCGTGAAAGCCTGGCTTCTACTGGTTCGTAATCTTCTATGTTGAAGAATGCCATTATGCATTCACCAACTTCTTGGTTTTAACCCATTCAGCACATCGACCACATCGGTGCATATTTAAAATTGCTGTGTCATCTTCTCTTACCATGTGCCAATCGCCACCAAATACACGATGACCACTTGGTCTGTAACAATCGTCTTTTGTTGATCCACAAACTCTGCAGTCAGCAGCTGGATGTTCTGTTGCGTATTCTTCCATTATTGACCCCTTGTCAATTTGTTAATTTCTGTTTCATCAAATCTTCTGTGTCCACTTGGAAGCACTGTTGCTTTGATGATTTTTTTGTCTGCCCATCTTTGAATGGTGCGTGCAGATACTTTCAATTGCTTTGCAACATCCGAAGTTTTAAGCATGAAACTATTGTATGTCTGACTTGGCCGACTTGTCAAATACCGGTGTGTCTAGCCCCACTCTTTGCCATCTGCAATGAACTTGCCTTTTGCATTGATCGGCACAAGCTGAGGCACAACATGATTGTCTTGTACATACAAAAGTCCAAAGCCTTGTTGCCAATTAGCAGACTTTTCTTTTATGTACCCTGCACCAGATGAGCGCAAGTCCATAAGGTGTCCTACTTCCATGCCCCAGATGGTGTTTAAACGGCCACCAAAGCCCCTAGAAGCCTTTGAAATGCCTTGCCTGTGGGTGTGACCACAAACTACGTTTTGGCCTGTTCTAATGGCTAAATTGAGGCTTGTAAGGCCTGCCGATTTTGAAAGTATTCCCTCATCGCCATGACCCATCAAAACTCCAGGTGCAATGAAATCCATGTGACGTTGATAAGTTATTCCTAAGTTGTTCAATCTTAGTAGGTTTTCAATTCTTAATGCTGTAACTGATTCAAATGCTGGTGCTGATTTGTAAATGTACTTTTCAATTCTTTGACTGTGATTAGATCGTTGTAGTACAAATGGCTTTTTCTTTGATCCAAGGGCTTCTCTAAAATCTGCCAAAACATTATGAGCTGTATTAAAATCTCTTTGAAGTGTTCTTTCAAATTCTGCTCTAGTGCCTTTATTAAATGCACCAAGCTGAGGGACATCTATTTCATCTCCAACGCAGAAGATGCCATCTATCTTTGATTCCCATATATAATCTAAAACTTTTTCAACATTCCTTTTGTGATGGAATGGAATTTGCAAATCCGAAAGTATTAAGTAACGCTTAATGACTTACCTCTTTTTCTTGAGGTCGATTACATCACTCCATATCATATCAGTTTTTGTTTGTAGTTTTGATAAATCAATCTTCATGTCATTTATTTTGTCAGCTAGTGATGATCCACCATTAGGGAACAATGTTTGTTTGATTTTGGTTTGGATCGCTATTAGGCGAATCATCAATACAAGTATAGTTGCTGACACACTGACAACACCGACTATTTCGTTTATTGTCATTGGCGTTTGTACCAGTCTGGGTCATAGTCGTCTGAGTCAAAATCTTCATCATCATCTGGTGAGTCTGCGTACTCAAAGTTTATGGATGCAAAGTTAATCATTCCGTATGCTTGATATTCAGGCATCTCTGGCGAAGTAACTGTAATCATCTTCTTGCGCTTGCCGTTGTATGTTTCCAACAAACAAACAAAGCCAGTAACTAATTCACCTTTTGCATGAGCTGCATTCATAACTTGTATAAGTGCATCACCAAATACATCAGGTATTTCAATCTTGTGATCCTTAGACATTTAAATCAACCCCATTCAATTGCGTTGTCCAACCAAGATACTTTGAACCCCAGGCATCATTTACTTCTGTGTAATAAATCTTTCCTACTGTGTCCTTGACAGGTAAATCAGTACTCCACACATAACCAGGTTTATCAGATTGAATAGCCACATGGCCAAACTTGCCACCTTTCCAGAAATGAGTTGCCCCTTGAGGTGCTTTCATTGGATCAGTAAATTTGTGCTTCTTAGGTGTGTTATTCCAGGCAATAATTGCGCTTGGATACTTTGCAGGGATTTGCCAGGCTAGGCGACATGTCTTAAGACACATGCCTTTAACGCCACGCTTGCCAGCCATGTGAGCTGTGGCCATCCAAAGAGCTGCGTCTCTGCCAGTCCAGCCTTTAGTGTTCGTCAGCTTCTTTGACATTAACTTTTCCAAATGAGTAATCGTTAGGATTTAACCAGCGAAGAATCACTGGTGCTACAGCTGCAATTCCTGCTGATAACAACATCTTTGGATCAGTAACGCCTGCTAGATAACATGCAATAAGTCCTGCAACAAATGATCTTGCCCAAGATGCTGCTATTGCTTTGTAGTTGGTCATAAGATACTTGCCAATTCTTCTTTGGTTAGTCCGGCAATGTCTGCAAGTTTTTTGATAGCAGATTCACGCGCATCTTGTTTGGCTTTATACTCGGCTTCAAGTAGTGCTGAGGCTTGATTATCCAATTCGCGTTGTGCAATGAAGGCTTCTTTATCTGCACCAGTTAATTCAATAACTTGGTCATCAATACCAACAAATATTTTAGAGGTTGTAGCCATAGGTTGATACCTTTCCAGTTATATTTCCAGTTTCTGCAAGAATTGTAAAACCTGTGTAGGAAGTTGTTACATCTAATTGTGAAGCAATAGTAACTACTGCAATATTTCCACTTGTGGAATCATTATAAGTTCCAAATTGTTGTGCTCTTAAAGTTGATGAAAAAGGATTCACAACGTCAAAAATTGATAAAGTTGTAACACCATTCATTGTTCTGCCAGGTAAATGAAAAGTTAAACCTGTATCTCTACCAGCAAAAGCACTTGCACCATCACCACCAACAATTTGTTGACGATAATTGGTTGCAGAATTATCTGCACCTGAAACTCTATATCTAAATCTTAATTGCCCTGCAAGAGTTCCTGCTTGGTGCACAATAATTCTATAACTGTCATAAGTTGCACTAAAAACATCATTGATTGATTGACTGGCTACTCCACTAAAACTAGTTGTATTCAGTAATACCATCCCGGCTTTTTTTGTGCCAAGAGCTGTGTTCATGGATGCATCAATTGCATCACCTAAAGTCTCAATTGCTGTTGCGCCATCTTTGACAAGATCAGTTGAAGTTGGAACTGTCCAGCCATAGTTTGGTGTAGTTGTTGCCATGTGTTAATTAACTCCTAATAAGGCGTCTTGCCATTGTAGTCCTGGGTCTATTGTACTCCAGATTTCACCAGCATATACATCTTGCCACGCCACTGGTACAGCTGAGAATGTGAAGTCTGAAACATTAAGTGTTAGGCGTGCAGTGAATCGGTCAATGTCCCATGACCAGCCCTCAACATAACCAAAGAATTGATTTGGGTACAAAAGTGCAGGAAAGTCTGTAACAGATACAGGCATACCAAAAAACACACCGACCAAAGAATTAAGCAATGATGATGTCATTGTTGGTGCATCAATTTGTATTTGAATACCCTGGATAACTGGTGATGGGTAAGCGTTAAGAAGTACTAGACGATCTGCCAAAGTATCGGCATCACCTGAGTTCTTCAAGAATGTTTCAATTGACTGTGTAACCCTGCCGTACTGACTAATTGAATCAAGTTCCTCAACTTGCATAACATCTTGTGCTGCGCCATAGATAACTCTTACATCGTTGATGATGTCATTTCTGGATGTTGTGACATTGATGCCATCAGCCAAAATAAAGTTTTTGGATATGTCCACGAATCCATTTGCTGAAACATAATCAGCTCTTGCATCCTGGTCTTGGTAACCAATGCCACCGGATGTAGTTTCATAAATAAAACCTGAACCTGAGTCAGCAACAATTTGGACATAGTTCAAAGCATTTAAAGGTTCTGGTGCAGCAACGGAACTAAACAGATCATACGTTCCAGGTGTGTCAATTGCTGATATATCAACACCAAGCAAATCAGCCCATGTTTCGGTTGTGTAATCAGTCCACACTTGTGTTGCAGGTAATTCATTCCATTTAAGGCCAAAAGTGTCAGTGACAACTGAGACAATCCTGTCACCATCTTTTTGCTCGGCATAGCCAACAATGTTTGCTTCTTTAGCTGCAAGTTCTGAAAGCGCACCGGATGCACTGATTTGTGTGATAAAGGTATTTGTTGTGCCAGCATCAAGCACTGAAACTGAAACATCTGTAACTAAGCCAGTGAAGATTGTGGTATCAACACCTGTGTAATTGTCCAGGGTAACTGCAATGGTGTCAAAAATTTCAACATCTGTGTAAGGCAAATCTAAGAAATCAATTGTGGCAAATCCTGCTGCTGATTGTTGTTGCACATTGTCTCGACCCATGCTGATTTGCACACCCTCAAGTGTGTAGTTTGTTACAGCTGTACCGTTGATTTTAACTGTGGCGTTTGGTGACCAAGGCATGATTATCTGCCTGGAATCATTGGCTTAACAAATTTGTTAACTGTGCCAGCCTTTGCAGCATTGTTGATTGATTTAACAACTCTGTTTGCTTGGGCTTTGTCACCAGTTGCACCAAAGTTATTGAAAATGTTAACTGAGTTAAGTGCTTGTTGAGGAGTTCCAAAAGCCAGATTGCCCACAGCTCTAACTGGTGCTGTAGAAATATCAATCAATGCACCACCAACGGCTGAGTTTTTAAATCTGTCATAAGCATCTGTGGCTTGCTCAGTTTTTTCAACAAGTTTAGTCATCAAATCAAGTAATTTAACTAATGAACTTTCACCTGTAGCAGGATCAATGTTTAACAATTTAGTAATAGAATCAGCCAAATTCCTTAATTCTTCACCAAGCAAATACGCTGAACCCTCGGTTGAATCCATGTCATAACCAAAAGTCACAGCACCTGTTCCAGCATCATAAAAGGCTTTAGTCAACCCTTGTTTGCCAGTCCTGGTAAATCCATCAACCAGTCCTTTAATAGCATCAGACATTGGCCCGGCCATAAATGTTGCAACCTTTTCCAATACAGGGAATAAAGCAAAGCCTAATTGTTCTTTGGCTTCACTGACTGTAATTTTAATACGTTCCATACGACCAGCAAAAGTTTCAGCTGCAATAGCTGCTTGACCACCAAAGTTAGCATTTAACTGTTTAACAATTTCATCAAATGATACGTTTTCTTCTTTTGTAACTTTAACAACTTTGCCTTGCTTAGCAACACTGTCACTGTATTTGTCAGATGCACTAGCAGCAGCCAATTGTGCTTTTTCCAAAGCATTTTGTGCTTTTTGAACATCCAAAGAATCTGATTTAGCATTGTTCAATACTTTAGTTAATCGTTCTTGAGCTGATGCAACACGCAAGGCAGCAGACTCATTGTTCAGTTCTTGTTTTGCCAAATCTTCTTTTGATACTTTTAAAGTCTTTGTTGAAGTTGTGGTCGTTTTAAGTTCAACACCAAGATTTTTTAATGCTTTGAAATTGCCATCATAGGCTTTGGCCAATATGTTTGAAACTTCTTCAAGTGATTTGCCACTACCGGCAGCGACATCTAGTGCAAGTTTTTGTAATTGTTGTGCTTTGGCTAAATCATTAGTTGAGGTTAAAAGTCTTTGTAGTGATGGTCTTAATTGATCATCTGCAACACCAGTGGCTCTTTGGGTAGCATCAATATAATCTTCTGTGGCTGCAATCTGTTCATCGGTTGCTTTTGTTGTATTGCGTAAAGTTTGAGCCAGGGATGCTTGGGCTTTTTCATCTTCAATGGCTGCTTTAACAGCTGAAACACCAATAGCAAAAGCTGCTGTTCCAACAGCTGTGGCAAGTCCTAAAAATGCTTTTGCTGCGTTAGCAACAACCTTGTCAACCTTGTTTGTAAAGTTTTGTGTGTCATCTTGGGCTTTGTTTAAGCCTGTGCTGAATTGCGCTGTGTCTGCAAGTAATTGCAGTTTCAGGGTTCTAATGTCTGCCATTTTAAATCCTTTCGCGCCATTCTCGTCTTATTCTATCAACTTCATCAACCCATCGTTTGGTTATATAAGGTTGCAATGCTTTGAGTGTTGGGAAGATAAAGTAACCTGCGTTACCTCTGCCCTCGCGTGGTGATCTTGGTTGGAATTGTTTGTACCCGGTGTACTGGCCAGATTTTCTTTTGCGTGGTCTATTTTGGTAAGCACCAAATTCAACACCAAGTGCGATTTCACCAACTGGTGTTCCATTTGCAAGTTTTGGATTATCTCCACCAATGCTGATAACTGGCCCTCGTTTGTAACTGTTTGAAACTTTAATTGATCTTGCAAGTGCTTGCCCTTGAGGTGTTGATTGCAATGCTGAGCCAATAGAAGATGCAGCATCATTTGCAATGTCTCTTGCTGTTTTTTTCATATCTTGTTTAGCAATATCATCCATGTTTTTAAAAGTTTTTAAAATGGCTTTGATATCGTTGTCAGCAATTTTGATTTCAAAAGGTCTAGCTGCCATGATATCTATTCACCACATCTGCAATTGTTGATACCTGCTCGGCCGAAAGCGTTTTGAACTCTGACAATGGCTGGCGCGAAACAATTGCCAGTTCTATCAAAGTTCTTTCGATGCTTCCGGCTGTGTAAAATTTGTTGTTGCAAAGTCCTTTGAATTGATGTGAACAACTTGTGATCGCCAATCTTCAAACTTGCCAACTGGCTTGTCACTGATTCGCTTTTGCATTTGGTATGCGAGCCAGAATTGTTGTTCGATGCTTGGTGGCAATTCTCGTTTAAACAATTCAAGAAAAGTTGTTTCAGTTTCTTTTTCAGCTTGTGCGATTTCCCATGGAATAGTCCACTCTTCGTAAGACTTTCCATTTGCAAGCGTCCATTCTATTTGTATTTTAAACATTTAAGGTGACCCCTGTCGGTAGGTTAAGCTATTGCTACTGCGCGAATTGGCATTGATACGGAAACAGTTAATGCGTCCGGTGCAGCGCCACCAAAATCTGGTCGCTTTGGCAAAACACTTAGTGTCATTGTTTTGCTGTTGATTTGGATTGTAACAGTTTTTAATGTGGTTGGTGCTGTATCAGCATCGCCCCAAATGTCATCACATACTGAGCCTGCTGCGCCCCAGTCTTGTAATAGTTCTACTGTTAGTGTTCCAACTTCTTTGTCAACTACATAATCAACTAATCCATTCAAGGTTTGAACAGTTGAGTTTGGATCATCTAGTGTAACAGTTGCACTGATTATTTGGTCGTCATAATTCACAGAGTCATATGTGAATGCAATGGATCTACCAGTAATTACTGTGCTTGGCATATATTTCCTTTCTTATGGATTGTAGATTGTAGTTATTGACACTTCAACCGAATAAACATCACTGGTATTCGCTTGTCGTGTCCTTGGGCTCGAAACGGATTGTATCTGCCAAGATTGTGGAATCAATGGTAAAACAGTTTCAACCATTGTTTCGAGTTGTACTAAAGCACCAGGGTTTGTATTAGGTGCTGCAACTAATTCAAGTAAATATCTCACTCGCCATGCTTTGTTGTTTCCAATTGTAACTGGTTCTAGCCATGGATCAGCTGACAAAATCATGATGCTTGGTGTAGTTACAAATTCTGCACCAAAATCAACAACTGAATAAACGCTGTTTGATGTGATTGCTGTTTTAAGTCCTGCGCGTAGTGTTGCTAATGTCATCCGATTAACGCCTCAACATCAATGTATGCGCCAAGCATTCCAACAATTCTGTTTTGGATAGTGCGTCCAAGTATGTAAGGTTGTGGAACAAAATCCAATCCTTGCTGAACTGATCCTGCTGATGTGCGTGCTTTGAATACATCTAATGAAACTGTTAGCACTGCTGATTCAACTGGTGCAACATCTGCGTATTGTGACAGACCATTTACTGTAACTAAGCCATTTGGGATAATATTTCGCCAATCGTGTTCAGTTGCACCTGCTGTTGTAATTTTGAAAGTAAATTCATCAACAATTTCAGATACTGTTTTTGATCCATTATGTCCAGTAACACCGGTGATTGTGACTACTTGTGTTGCGTAAAGTTTGTGGGGTTTTGTTGAATGCAAAACTGTTGAAGTTGCATTCTCTGTGTAATGTTTATCAATTGGTGCGTTCCATTGAACTAAAAGATTGCCAACAACTGATTCTGCTGTATCAATTATTTCATCAAGAATTGCATCTGAATACAAAGTTGAACTGACTCCATTTAATGCTGCGCGCAGTTCTGATGCTGTGATGATTGATGGCATGTCTTACCTTTCGTGTGGTGTTACCTGGCAGGACAGGGGTCTAACCTGCCAGGCAACTCTTGTTCGCT